TCAAATATAGCAATGCAGCGCAGCTTTTTATATACAGCAATAAAAAATAAGGCAAAAGAAAGCCTGCCGTGGGTCAATTATATTGACCTGCAAAAAGGCCAATTCCGCCGTCAGGAAAACAATTACCCTATACCGCTGCCTGCATTGCTCATTGAGTTTACCAATGTTAACTATGCAAATACCTTGCAAGGAAAGCAAACGGGCGATGTTACCATAAACATTGAACTGTATTTGCCTTGCGTTACCGACAGCTTCGACAATGCCGAGCTTGAGGACGAAACAATCCAACTGCTCGACAAATGGGACGAGGTTTACAATGTTTTACATGGGTTTAACTGCGGACAAATAACCAAACTAACCCGCACCCGTGAACAGGCTGCCGACTATGGCAACGGTTATATATGCCTTCGCAGCGAATTAGTAGCCTCAATTGTTGATAAGCAACTAAGCCAAACAATTAAGATACAACGCCCAAACATCCAAATTGAGCCAATACATGGATAACAAACAACTAACCAACGATATTATTGCACGCGTGGCACGCACAAACGGCATTGAGCCGGCAGCGCTCAAGGCTATATCGGTTGTCGAAAGTGCAGGCAATGGTTTCCTGCCTGACGGGCGTTGTAAAATACTTTTTGAAGGGCATATTTTTTGGCGCCAACTGGTAATTGCAGGTATAACGCCACAGCGATATACTGCCGGCAATAGCGATATACTTTACGAGGTATGGGACAAAAGTAAATATAAAGGAGGGGCAGAGGAATATAAGCGACTGGAAAAGGCTATGAAAATATACCGCAAGGCTGCGCTGAAATCGGCAAGCTACGGCATGTTCCAAATTATGGGGTTTAACCATAAATACTGCGGTTACGACGATGTAGAAACATTTGTTGCCGATATGGACGAGTCGGTCGAAAAACAGCTTACGGCAGCCATAAAATTTCTTAAGTCGCTAAACCTTGTTGATTATATGAACGCACGCAATTGGTGCGCCTTTGCAAGCCGTTACAACGGGCCTAAATATGCCGACAACCAGTACGACTTGCGGTTAGAAAAAGCATATTACGACAACATAACGCTAAACTCATTACCGGCATGAACGAAATCATCATAGGCATATTATCGGCCATCGGCGGCGGCAGCTTTGCGGCATTGGTCAACTTTATAGCAAACAGGAAACTGGTTAAAAAACAAACTTATAAAATTGATATTGAAACAGAAAACATTGCTATACAATCGTTGCGCGATACACTTGAGGCGTTGCGGGGTGAATATAAGGAACTAATCTCCGAACACGAAAAGCTGAAAAAAGAACTTGCGGCCTTAAAACGTGAACAAAGCCGGCTGCGCAAGGCCATTGAGAAAATACAGGATTGCGAAAACCGCAATACTTGCCCTGTCAGCATTGAACTACAAAACATAAAAGATATTAATTCTAAAACATTATAATATGGCAAAGAAAAAAATCCAAACAGCGGAAGAAACTACTATGGTAGAAACTACCGAAAAATACACCGATAAAGATGTAAAGCAAAAAGCTAAAGGGCTGATGCAACAGCTTGGGGTTGAAATCATATACTACTCCACCGACGGTTATTGGTTTACCAAAGCCGACCTTGCCGGGGCCCATGCAAAAAACGCTAAAGTAGAAATTACCGAATTTAAAAACTAATGCAGCATGTTACCACGTGTAAAAATATATTATGAAAATGGCAGCATAGGCGCAGCAACGCCTATGGAAGACGGGGTTTGCGGCCTTGTGGCAAGCGGTGTGGCCGTATCAGGCACATTTGCCCTCGAAACTGCCTATCTGCTAACTACATTGGACGACCTTACCGCCCTTGGCATTACCTCCGACAGTAGCGATGCCAATGCGAACATTTTCAAAGCCGTAAAAGAATTTTACGACGAAGCGCCTGTTGGTACTAAACTATGGCTCATGGCTTATGACAAAACAGTAACGTATGGTGCGTTATTTGACAAAACAAATAATTACGCCAAAAAGCTTATTGTGGCAGCCAATGGCGCAATCAACTTTATTTTTACTGCCATTGCCGACCCGACAGGTTACACCCCGACAATCGTCAATGGACTGGACAGCCAGGTAGCAACCGCTATGCTCAAAGCCCATGAATTGGCCAACTGGGCTACCGACACCCTTTATGCGCCATTGTTTGTATTACTCGAAGGCAGGCATTATAATGGCAATGCCGGCAACCTTGCCAACCTTGCCGGGAACGAATACAACCGTGTTGGGGTGGTAATAGGCGATACCGTAAGTGGTAGCACAGGGGCATGTAGCGGGTTGGTTGCCGGACGTTTGGCGGCTATACCCGTACAACGTTCGCTAATGCGTGTTAAAACAGGTACCATTAAAGCCGAAAAACTCTATATCGGTACGCAGGCAGCCGAAAACGGGCAGCCCGATGTGGTTAACGATGCAGGCTATATTTGCCCAAGGACTTTCGTTGGCAAAGCAGGTTACTACTGGTGCAACGACCATCTGGCCACTGCCGACAGTGACGACTACAAGCTTATCCAACGCCGCAGGGTAATAGACAAAGCTTATCGCATTGCCTACAAAACCCTTGTCGAAGAGCTTGGCGACGAAATACCCGTTACTGACGATGGTTATATTCCGGCGCCTGTTTGTAAGCATATTCAAAACAAGGTAGAAACGGCCATCGAAAACCAGATGACCGCCTACGGAAACCTTGGCGCTGACCCTTCAAACCCAAAAGATACAGGCGTTACATGTTATATTGACTATAAGCAAAATGTGGTGGCAACATCGCTGCTTAAAATCCAATTACGTGTAAAACCTTTCGGTTATCCTAAGTATATTGATGTGTACCTTGGCTTTAAAACTACTAATTCTTAAAAAACTATGGCATTTGACAGCAGAGAATATGAATTTGCCGATATTACCTTAATTATGGGAGGTAAAGATATTACCGGCGTGCGAGGTATTAAATACACCGTAAAACAGGAAAAAGAAGCCATATATGGCAAAGGCAACGACCCCATTAAAATACAAAAAGGCAACCGCAGCTACGAAGGCGAAATTACCTGCCTTCAGAGCGAACTCGAAAGCCTTATACTTGCAAGCGACGATAAAAGCATCCTTAGCCTGCAGCTCGATGCCGTAGTATGCTATGGCAACCCTGCTAAGGGCGATGTGCTTATTACCGATGTGTTGCAGGGCATACAATTTACCGAAGAAACTATCGAGATGAAACAGGGCGACAAGTTTGCAGAAATCAAGCTGCCGTTCATTTTCCTTCGAAAAAAAGCTCAAGTAGTTTAACATTTTAAATTAATAATTATGGTAAAAAAAACAAATGAATACTTAGGGCAGGCAACCGACGAACAACTTAGCCAGTGGCGGGCAAAATATGGCGAAATATACGCCATTAAAGTAGATGGGCATATTTGTTATTTGCGCAAGCCCGACCGTAAAATACTGAGCTATGCCGGCACCGTTGGCACTAAAGACCCAATTAAATTTAATGAGCTACTATTACAAAACTGCTGGCTTGGAGGCAGTGAAGATATAAAGACAAACGATGAGCTGTTTCTTGGAGCATCGGCCAAGCTGTCGGAACTTATACAGGTAAAGGAGGCTGAGCTGGTAAAGCTTTAGAGGCTGCCGAGGTTGGCGATAACGATTGGATACGAAAATTTAATGCGTTCTTGCGATACTATTTTAATGTTGACCCCGACAGCCTGTCGGACAATGATTGGGCTGCATGTATCAAGGAGCTGCTGTGGATACGGAAAATGGAAGCTAATCAGCGTAAAATTATGTAAACAATGACCGAAGCTATAAACCCAATTATAACAGGCAATAACTTACGCAACACCCTGGCATAATGTTTTGCTTTGGCTTCTGCAACCAGCTCTTTAAAAAAATTAAAAGCCTGTACGAAAAATAAAATGATGTTTTTCGGGATATGGTAAAAAATAAAATAACCTGTCCAGTAAATGGCTGCACCAATTAACAGAACTATATAGAAAGTTAAAATACCTTCTAACATGGCAAATGTATTAGAATATACATTAAGTTTAAACGACAAACTTAGTGAAAAGTTACGAACTATTGGCATAAACTCCGAAAAATCGTTAGAGGTATTTTCCCATCTCGAAAAACAAACACAAACGGTCAATAAGGTTATGGGCGATATGGGCAAAAGCGTGGCTACGCTCCAGCAAAAACTTGCCCTGCTAAAGGCCGAACGCGACTGGGTACCAGCCGGTAATATTGATACTTTAAGGGCTTACAACAAAGAAATAAAATCGCTCGAAAAAGAAATTAATAAACTTCAAACCACCAATGGTGGCAAAATAAAAACATGGTTTAAAGATGCGTTTTCGCAATTGCCCGGGGCAGGCTTAATTACAAACCCATTAGTAGCTATAGGTGCAGGCCTTACAACAGTAAGCAAGCTCGGCATGGAAGCCGAACAAACCGCCGTATCGTTTGAGGTATTAACCGGCAGCCAGGAAAAAGCCAATCAGCTGCTCAACGACCTGAACAATTATGCCGCAAAAACACCTTACAGCAAGCTAAATATACAGGATGCCGCCAAACAAATGATGGCTTTTGGGGTTGAGCAGGAAAAAGTTATGCCTTACATGCGTATGATGGGCGATATTGCCATGGGCGAGGCCGGTAAATTACAAAGCCTTACATTGGCATTCTCGCAGATACAATCAGCCGGCAAGCTCACAGGGCAGGATTTGCTTCAATTGGTTAATGCCGGGTTTAACCCTCTGCAGGAAATCAGCCGCACCACAGGCGAAAGTTATGTATCGCTCAGGGAAAAGATGGAAAAAGGGCAAATATCTGCCCAAATGGTGGCAGAAGCATTCCGTACGGCAACATCGCAAGGTGGAAAATTCTATAATATGACCGAAAAAATCGGCCAAACCACAGGGGCAAAATTATCCACCCTGCTCGACAATTTGCGGGAAACGGCAATTAAACTTTTTGATATAATAGGCCCTGTGCTTAACCCTGTGCTTGATATGTTCGGGCGGATAATTGAATGGGTATCGGTTCCACTAAAGGGGGTAGTTGACGGCATAACATGGTTTTATGATAAAATAAAAGAAGGCCACCCGCTTGTTACGGCATCTGTCCCATTACTGGCAGGCTTAGCAATCGGCATAAAAGGTTTGTCATTTTCCATAAATATGGCGTCAATGGCAACAAAAATATGGACAGGCATTCAGGCAGCTTTCAATGCGGTTATGGCAATGAACCCTGTTGTAGCCGTAGTTGCTGCAATAGCTGCACTAATTACAATGGTAGTGCTGGCCTACCAGAAAGTAGGCTGGTTCCGTGGCATAATTAAAGCTACATGGGAGGTGATTAAAGGATTTGGGCAAATGCTATATACATTAATTATTGATCGTATTATTAGTTTTGTGCGGGGCATTGGCAAACTTGGCGAAGCGCTGTATAAAGTGTTTAAAGGCGATTTCAAAGGGGCTTGGGCGGCAGCCAAAGATGCCGCTATGGATATTACCGGCGTAAACACTGTAAAAAAAGTGGTTGGCCAGGCTAAGCAGATGGGGCAAAACGCTGCATTGGCATACCACAAAGGAGTAGAGGAAATTGAAAATAAAAAACAGGCTGCCGGCCTCAAAAACAACGAGCTTATCGGCAACAAAGCTGGGGTAAATACATCGTTGACAGATGCCGTGAATGCAGGTAAGCCAACAATAGCCCAAAACCCAGAAACAACCAAAACAGCCGAAACTATCCAATCGGGCGGGGCACGTAATGTTACAATTAATTTACGCAACCTTATCGAAAACGTTATATACAACGGTACAATGCAAGATAACAAAGCCGACCTGCAGCGCCAAATGGAAGAATCGTTTATACGCCTGCTGCAGGCTGCGTATAGTGCAGGATAATTTTAATATATATGAAAGACCCGATAAAAACCATACACGATAGTACCAATATAGCGCTTAGCCACCAAATGGCGCTCGGGTTTGCATTGCCACCTATATACCCGCTGCGCACAATAGTGCGGGTGCCAGAAATTGACAAAGATGGCAAGGCTGCCGACGAATCGCTCCAAAACGATATTAAAAAAGGGCTCGAATCGCTTGGCTCTACATTATGGCAGGTACCTATCACCCTCAAAATGGGGGCCGATGAGTTTATGCTGCCTATTGACCCGGTTATTGCTATTTCAGGTAATAACAAAATTATCAGGCGTTATGTCAATAAAAGCCAGGTTCGTGGTTCTATTAAAGAACGCTGGAACCAGGATGACTACGAAATTACCATCGGCGGCATTATTACCTCGGACGAAAACAATACCATATATGACTATCTTGCCCGCCTGAGAACTTTTTGCGAAGCCCGTGAGAGCATAGGCATTGTATGCGATTTGCTCAACAATGTTTTCGATATACACTATATAGCTATTGATAGTTACGATTTCCCGTTTACACGCGGGGCGGACAACCAGCAGTTTACTATCAAAGCCTTTAGCGATGATAATTACCTGTTATTAACCGATAATGTATGATCTACAACCTTGATTATCATATTAACGTTGGGAATTATACGCTCAAAATGATAGAAAGCGTGACAATAAAACGCTCTGTCGAGCTATTGTCCGACACTGCAGTTATAACCCTGCCGTCAATGATTGCCGGCAAGGCCATAAATGCTACCGATAGCACATTGGATTATCTCGAAAAAACAATAAAAGCCGGAGATAAAGTAATTATTTCACTTGGTTACAACGATACGCTCACTAAAGAATTTGAAGGCTATATCGAACATATCGAAAACGACGATAATGCAATAAAGCTACACTGCGAAGATGAAATTTATCGCTTTCGCAAACCTTTGCCCGACAAACAATTTACAAAAATCACTCTTAAAAATTTATTGTCATGGGTAATTAGCCAAATAGACAGCAGTATAAAACTTAATTGCGACTACGATTTTACTTACGACTCGTTTGTAGTCAAGGGGGCTACCGGGTACGATATACTTAAAAAAATACAGGAAGAAGCTAAGCCAAACGTGTATATGAAAGATGGCACGTTGCATATACGCCCGCAATATGTAGAGATATTTGGCGAAGCTGCGTATGATTTTATGCAAAATATTGAGACATCAAAACTTAAATACAAACAAGCCGAACAACGGAAATTACTTGTCGAAGTAGAAGGTAAAAGCGCCGACGGCAAAGTAATTAAAGTCGAAAGCGGCACACCGGGAGGCGAACGCATGACTATTAAAACATCGGGCATTAGCGATAAAAAGAGCCTTCAGCACATAGCGGATGAAACGCTTAAAGCGCATGTGTACACAGGATACGAAGGAAGTTTCACTGGATGGCTTGTGCCTTTTTGCGATGCCGGTTATAAGGTTACTATCGTCGATAAAGATTATGAGTTCAAAAACGGTTCGTATTATGTTCTTGGGGTCGAGGTAAACTTTTCGGCATCGGGAGGCGAGCGCACTGTTGCTATTGGTAAAAAAATTGACTAAACATTATGGAACAGGTTACATATATTAAACAATTGCTTAAAGCTATTGCCAACAATGGCAAAAAAGACATATTGTTTCAAGCCGAAGTTATTGATGTAAAAAACAATACATGCACCATTAAAGAAGGCAACATTACATACGAAAATGTATATCTGCTCGCTGCAATGTATAATGGAAATGATACATTATATATTAAGCCCGCAACTGGTTCAATAGCGCTTGTAGCCGACACATCGGAAGGCGAACGGCGCAACATGGCAATATTGGGTTATACGGCCATTGATGAGATAATTGTACATGGCGGTAAAAACGGGGGCATTCCAATAGGTTCAAAATTAGCTGAATGGATGAACAATGTAGCCAACGACCTTGCAACATTGCAACAACTATTGCTTACATCTCCCATAGCAGGCAATGGTGCCAAAGCAGCTATACAGTTTGTGCCTAAAACAAAAACAATAACAGCCTCAGATATTGAAAATACAAAAATAAAGCATTAAGATGAATGATATTCAACTAAATACCGAAATAGACCTGTTAATAACCAATGGCGATTTTGCTGTTGGGGAAACAACCAATCAGGATATTTTTTTACTGCTTAGCTGCGATAAGGGCAGTATTAGGCAGCATCCAACAATTGGTGTAGGAATAAGCAACATGCTTGGCGATAACGATATTAATGCGTGGAAACGCAGTATCAGGGAAGAATGTAATAAAATGGGGCTATTAATTGAAAAATTGAATATAAGTAATAACGGACAAATAGAATTACAAGCAAATTATAAATAACATGAGCATCCTCAATACCATTACCTCCGGTGCCACCGGACTAATTAAAGCCGTAGGCGAAGCCATTGACCGCAACGTAACCAACCAGGGCGAGAAACTTGCATTGTATAATGAATTACAGAAGATTTTGAATGAAAACGAAAAAGAACTCACAGCCCGTCATGCTGCAGATATGGCAAGCGATAGCTGGCTGAGCAAGAACGTACGACCACTAACGTTGATTACGCTATTATTGTTATATCTATTATTTGCTTTATTCGATGCTATCAATGCCGTACATATAGCCAAGGCTTATATTGATATGCTCGAAGAGCTGACGATGTTAGTTATGGCATTTTATTTTGGCAGCAGGGGCATTGAAAAGGTAAGCAGGAATATAAAAATTGGCAAAAAGTAATGGCTGGAATAGTTACATACGACACTATTATTGTCCAACAAGGCCAGTGCCTGCTCGACATTGCCCTGCAAGAATACGGCAGCGCCGAGGGCGTGGTCATGCTCATGCGCGACAACAACCTCAGCCTCGATGCCAATCTCTTACCAGGCACTGCGTTGGTAGTGCGCAACACGCCAATTAACAAGGCCGTGAAAAACTACTATGCGGCTAAGCGGTTGAAGGTGGCCGGGGCGGTCGAAATTGTGCCACCTGAAGTAGTGGCTCCTGAAATAGAGGTAACTGAGCTTTTTACCAGCTCGGCCAAGATTATCAACGCTGATATTAGAAGTGTTCATTGCGCTTTTACCTGTGAAGGAGGAAAGATTATTACCAATGCGGCGGCTTTTAGTGAAGAATTTACACAAAGGCAGATGAATGGAATTACCAATCCAATTACTGCATGTTGCAGGAATATGAATGACCTGTCTAAAATTATTTTTTCTTCCGGAGGACTATTATACTATACTCTTGATTATGGCGCAACAATAAACAGGTGGTATCCCGAATGGGACTATTTTATTGGTGAAGTTGTTTACCTTAATGGCCGAGATTGGTTTTACAATAATGGAGTGCCAAGTCTTATGGCACCTCATATAATTTTCAGGAATAAACAAGATGGCAAACAATATATAGGTTATTTAGCGTCGACTGGCAGTACGGTTGTTTTCCAAGCCGTGACATTTAATGGTGGCGATATAAAGCGTATATCATGGCCAAACACTGGTGTCGCTGTTACAGATACCTGCTTGTATAAAACTTCTGGTTATTGGTCTATTAGCAATGGAGAAACCCCAGGAGATTGGTCTAAAGTAGTATGGGTTAATAATAATTACAACAATAATGGATGGTCAGCTGACCGCTATAATATGGCTGTCTTGCCCAATAAGCTATATGTTGAGAAAAATTACACTACTCCTCCAACCGATTTAACGCTTGCTTTTGACATATATACTGACGCTTATTTCTATAGGGTTGATTTTTCGTTTTTGCTTGGTACATCATTCTATTTGGTCGGGAAAAAGTATGGTCATAATGGCCATATAATCCGCAAACTATTGCCGGATGGCACTTTCAAAACGGCACTCATGCTTGATTATGAGCTTAAAAATCTTAGGCCAATCATTCTGGGCAAAAATGCAATCATTGGACATACCGACTATAAAATAATAAAATTGACATTAAAATAATGGCACGAACAGTAACCGAAATATACAATGCTGCCTTAGCGCAGAAAGAGGCCACACCGGAACTGGCCGCATTGACAAGCACCAGCAAAACCGCACTATGGCGGCTATGGCTGTGGTTAGTGGCATTCGTAACCGCCACGCACGAGGCGCTCTGGGACGAATACGCCAAAGACATTGAAGCCAAAGGCCGTGCCGCTATTGCCGGTACTGTAGCCTGGTACCACTCGCGCGTGATGGAGTTCCAGGACGGCGACACGCTTACGCTTATTGACAACGTGTATCAATACGGGGTGGTTGACGAAACAAAGCGTATTGTCAAGTTTTGCTCCATTAACGAGGTCGAAGGGTCATTATACATAAAGGTGGCCGCCGCCGATGGTGACGGCAACCCGGTAATAATTGACGGGGCATCGTACAGCAACCTCGACAACTACCTTAACTTTATCAAGTTTGCAGGTACCCGCCACAGCCTTATAAGCCTTGCGGCCGATAAAATTTTTATGGACTTGAAAATATATTACTCAGGCGTACCGTACAGCGAGGTGAGCGCCAATGTATTTGCGGCCATTGTGTCTTATTTGTCCACCCTATCCACCAAACATTTTAACGGGGCGCTGAAAAAAGCTGCATTAATAGCTGCCATTATGGACGTTGACGGCGTTGACGATGCTTATTTTAGCCTGCTACAAAGCAAGCAGGGCGATAACGCGGCTGTAGGCATCGACCGCGAAACTATTGCCGCATCTGGCTATTGGCAACTCGATGGCGGCAACCAAATAACCTCTACCGTCAACAACCCCGATGGCAGCATAACTACATCTACAGACGGCAATGTATCGATTACTTATATTGTAAGCTAATGTACAACCACGATATACATACCGTAACCGAACAGATATTGCCGCCACACTTGCGCAAAACTGCCCATGTGGCATGGGTTAAATTGCTCACTTCTATGCTTGGCAATACCTGGGACAAATTCCGCAACTCGGGCAATGGCGCTGTTGCTGTTATCAACGACAGGCTCAATTACAACGGTCAGGTATGCTACCTGCTCAAAGCATTGGTTGACAAGGTGGCGCATAACCCGGCATTGATAAGCATCGAACAGAACAACGACGAACGCTGGCAGGTATATATATATAACTTGTCAGATGCCCAAGACCAGGACGCACGGTTTATTTTTAATGAGGTTGACATGGCTGGCCCTTTGTTTACCGAAACGTATATACTCAACACCACAGATTATATGTATGATTATGATTTTAAGGTGATGATATACCCAAGCCTCGATACTAATGAGATAAGGGCCCAGATAATGAATATTGTCAACCTGTATAAGGTTGCTGGTAAAAAATATATAATTCAATCTATTATGCTATGAAACGAGCAGATTCCTTATTTTATTTATAAAATTATTTACGGATGAAAAAACTAAAAACAGAAGAAGGCGTTGGCTTCCCGTTGCGGCTTGACGATTTTAGGCTAATGCAGGACTCGTCCAAAGAAATGGTGGCACATATTTGCAAATTGCTACTGCAAAACAGGCCTTACACATCAGGCATCCTGCTTGCAGGCTCAATAACCACCAACCTGAGCGCGAGCCCCAAAACGTGTACCACTACTGATGCCGTGGTATATTTCCAGGGCGAAATATACGATGTTATCAATGATACTGTTGATGCCGTGGATGACGGTTATCCCAACTGGCACCTTACACCAACCGAACAGGTATTGTCATCGCGCAGTTACCGCGATGGGGTAACACGGCCCGTCCACGTCAACTCGTCAATGCAATTGGTATCGCGCCACGGGTACACTACACCATGCCCCGAAGGGTCCCTTGATATTGGCTCCGCCATTAAACTTGCCGAACTAATCGTGGTCAAACAGGAAAGCTATACACAGACAGCTATACTGATGGACGGTTACGAAGCTGACGGCGGGAACAAAGTACGCTTTAGGCGCAATGATATTGGCAACCTCGAAATTTTTGGCCGCTTTAAGGTATCGTCATCGCCGGGCAGTACATTGTTCATGTTGCCTCTTGGGTTCCGTCCTGCCATCGCCCAAACATTCTTCGTTTTTGCCGAAGCCCCGGATGGTTATAACCTAATCGAAAAACCAATTAAAATACAAGTGCTGCCCAATGGCACGGTCGCCATAAACCAATACCAGGATTTTTCCGAAGGATATTATACCATTTGTAATACCATTTTCTTATGATAACCAAAAAATTACACACATCAATGTATTTCGGCATCCGAATCCGAAATACCACAACTAACCAGTATTACGACCTTGATACACTTACCGATTTGGCATTCCTTATTGTATTGCCATCCGGCCGTAAGCTCATTGCCCGCAAAGACTTTGATGCTGCCCGCGATAATGCACCGTTACACAGGTACTCACCGGATTTTTATTATTGCAAGTTTAGCGCATCTGATACAGCTTCCGAAACAGAAACAGGTATAGGCTCGTACGAAATTGGCACTATTGCCCCGGATGCCGACATCGAAAAGTTTATCTCAATATCTGACCCAATAAGTGTAAGGTTTACTTTGTCTAATTTATCCGCAGTAATATGATAGTCGAAGTATATACAGGTGATACATTTGAAGCTGTCGTCAACAGCCAAAAAGAGCTTTGTGCAGAGGTACATATCGATAGCCCGATAATCGAAAGTCCTGTCAAATCAGTAAATAACCAACTGCCGGACGTGGATGGCAATATTAATATAAATATACCAATGCCGGATTTGTCCTGGTATCAGACAATTACCGACAATAGTTTGCAAACAATATCTAAAACTATCCCCGGCGCAATCAACGAAACAAATGCCATTGCCAAAGGGCGCAACAAAGGATATGTATTTGCTACCGTAGATGCATTAGATGCTTGGTTATCTATACCGGATAATGTTGCACAGCTTAATTTAGGCGACAACTTATATATATTGGCTATTGACGTGCCAGACTTTTGGTGGGACGGTACCCAAAAAAGAATGCTCGAAACGCAAAAGGTAGATTTGACCGGGTATGTACCAACATCCAGAACTGTCAATAACAAGCCATTAAGCACCAATATTGTATTAACTGGAGTTGATATACCAGAGACAGTACAAACGTTAACAGATGCCAGCACAATAGTCTGGGATGCATCATTGGGGTTGCGGGCTATGGTTACAATAGCTGGTAATAGGACACTTGCTAATATCTCTAATCCGATAATAGGGAAGAGGTATGTTATTTTGGTTAAACAAGATAGTACAGGGTCTCGAACGCTTAATTACGGTTCAAATTATAAGTTTCCGGGCGGGATAGCTCCGGTATTATCCAGCAGCCCAAACGCTACAGATATATTAGAGTTTGAATATTTATTCGGGAATATTATGTTAGTTAATTTTATATCAGACGTGAAATGA